CCTGCAAGCGGGTGGCGATGGTCTCGACGTCGAACTGTACGCTGTCGATCATCTCCCGGATGCGGGCGGAGATGTGCGGGCGCCCCAACAGCAGCCGGCTGGCGATGGGGACGTTCTTGCTCTTGCCGAACACCTCCTCGTAGCATCTGCGGTGGTTGCCGGCGAACTGCGCACCGCCGGATACGTATAATTCGCAGAATTTGTCCTCATCCTCCGTCAGCGGTTTTTCCGACAACGGAACGGGAGCGGCCGGCAAAGCCCCGCTTGTTTTATCGATTTCTTTGTCTTTCATCGTTTCGTATGTTAAGAAGTTACCTGAAGTATCCTCTTAAAAGAATAGCGGTTTACGGCTTTGGCGGTTGAATAAACTCCGCCTTTCTCGCTATAAGCTGCTCCATCAGCGTCTGGTAGAACACGTCGGCCAGAGCGTTGGCGCAGTCCTCAGCATCTGCAAGCGAATTGATGAGCCGCATGTTGAATACCACGTTCAGGTCGTACCCGGTAATGGCGGCCATCAGCTCGTTGCCGTCGTAGTTCAGCACCCCGTAGGTCATGCGGTCTTCCACCCTGAAGGTGACTCGTTCGATTTTTTCGTCTTTCGTCTCTTGCATATTCTCAGATTTTGAAATGGTCCCGGGTCTTGTGGATGCATTGTTGTGCGGTGTCCGCTACTTCGTTCTGCCGCAACCGGCGACTGCACTGCACGACGATTTGCCGGGTGGCCGTCACGTCGGCATCAGCGTCATGGGCGTCTTCCAGTTCAATGCCGAGGCGTTCGGCAACGAGTTCCAGTTTGTAGGACGTAATGTTCGGTTCGGCGGCAAGGCAGAGCCGGGCAAGAGCAATACTGTCCAAGTAATGGGGCTGGAAGTTGCCGTAGAAGTCGGTCGTGCCGGCAAATACCTGTGCGAACTCTTTCTGCAAGCCGGCGTAGGCCATCATCTGTTGCAGAAAACCGATGTCGAACGGGATGTTCTGACCGATGAGCACCGGTTTGTAGCGGGCGCCTTTGCTCAGGGTGTGTCGGCGGGCGAAGTCGATGACTTCCGCCGCCACCTGTTTCAACGCCACGCCCCGCGACCGCAGCAGTTCCATCGTGATGCCGGTGTAGTTCAGTGCGACCGGCTCGTAGTCCATCGGCTCGGAGATGCTTCCTTGCTCAACCTCCCGGCGGGTCTTCAATACTTTGCGCTTAGGCACTCCACCCAACGGCTGTTTGTCGTAAGGGGCGATGTAGTTCACATACCGCCCCAATACCTCGAAAGTGTCGAGCCGCACGGCCTGCATGGCTATTTGCGTGCAGGCGCATCGGGTGCAGTCCAGTCTGCCGGTCTCGAAGTCGAGGACGATGGCGGTATAGGTTCCTTGTTCTGTTTTCGGTGTTACCATGTTATCCCAATTGGTTGATGATGTATAATGCCTTTTCCTCGAACTCCCGGAGCGTCCCACTGTTGCGTATCACCGCATCGTAGGATTTGTCGGGCAGTTGCAGCCGCTCGGCGTCCCGGGCGATACGCTCCGGAGGGATGCCGCGCCGGCGCAGCTCGTCGGGCGGCGTGCGGAGCAGCACGGCGATGATGTGGAATCGTTCTCTGTATTGTTTGCGGAGCGCCACCAGCCCCTTTTCGTCGAGGACGTAGACGCAGCGCCCCATCTTCGGCACCTGGCCGAGCCGGGCGAAGTATTCGTGGCCGCCGTATTGCGTGTGGGTCAGCATCTGTTCCCGGGGCGGAATTTCCTGCTCGGAAATGAAGAAGTAGTCTTTCCCGTCGGTTTCGCCCTCCCGCCGGGGACGGGTCGTGTGGGAGACGATGACGGGAATACCCAGTCGCATTCCCAAGTAACGGGACAGGTGGGTTTTGCCGGTGCCGGAGTTTCCGACGATGGCGATGATGGTCGGTTTCATACGATGTGGATAAGGGTTGTTTTTGTGCTTTGCAGAGTGTTCGTGCCGGAGTAGTCGCTGTATTTGACCATGCCCGTCACGATAACGATGCGGTCTTTCAGGACGGAGATTTTGTCCCGGTGCGCCTCGCAGGTTTCGCTCCAGCAGACCATCTCCGCTATGTCGTTGTTTTGCTGTAGGGTCAGCTTGACGAACCGTTTCCGCTCGCCGGTTGTCCGGTCTTTGTAGGTGTGTTCGCTCAGCTCGGTGACGGTGGCGCATACGGCGGCACGACGGCCGTCGCCGGAGGGGTCGAGCACGTCTCGCAAGCTCAGGTAGGAGGCTTTGCCCTTCACTAAGGCACGGGCGGGCGAGGTGTCGAAGATGCGGCGGTAATCCACCGGACCGATGCCGCTGACGGCGATTTGCAGCCGGCTCCAGAAGTAGTGCTGTCCCACCGATTCCGCCGGGAAGTCTTTCTCCGACAAGGTGAAGCCCAGTTCCCGGGCGGCACGGACGAGCAGGCCGTAACGTCCCGTCACGGCGTCGATGCCCTCCGTCTTGTCGAAGCATCCGGCCAGAATCATGTTCCGCACGTGCCGGGCATTGACCGGTACCCGCACCGCCTCTTCGGCGTTGTCGGGGTCGTCCCAGTAGGCGTATTTCTTGAGTTTGTAGCGGAATATCCGATGGATGAACTGTTCGACGGAGACGTAGGGGCCGTTTTTCTCCCGCTCCCCGACGATGCAGGCGACGGCTTTGGCGCCCAACTGTTTGATGCGGCCGAGCGAACAGAAGATTTCATCGGTGGCGTAGTCGGTGAAGAATACCTGCCGGGAGGTGTTGATTTCGGGCGGCACGATACGGGCTCCGGAGCAGAGTTCCATCTCGGACATGAGCATCGGAATCTCTTTGTCGTCGGACCACTGTAACGCCACGGTGTAGAATGCCGTGGGATGGTTGGCTTTGAGGTAAGCGCCCACGTAACTGGTGACGGCGTAGGCGGTGGCATGGCTGGCGTTGAAGAGGTAACCGCCGCCGGCTTCTATCATCTCCCAGATGCGCCCGGCATCCTCTTTCGAACAACCTTTGGCGGCGGCGCCTGTCATGAATTTCTCTTTCATGGCACGGATGACCTCCACCTTTTTCTTGGAGATGAGTTTCAGCAGCCGCACGCCCTCCGCCAACGTGAATCCGCCGACCTCACGGGCCATCTGCGCCAGCTGCTCCTGGAAGACCAATACGCCGTAGGTGTTTTTCAGGGCGTCGTAGGTGCCCCAAAGGTAGACGGGTGCCACCTCCCGACGGCGGCAGAGCAGGTATTTCTCCGCCGAACCGGAATCGAGGGTCGCCGGACGGTAGAGGGCGCTGGCGGCTATCAGGTCGTCGATGCACTCCGAACGCATGTCTTGCAGGAAGCGGGTCATGCCCGGCGAGGAAAACTGGAAGACGTTCTGGGTGTAGCCCTCCGCCAAGATGCGGTAGGTCTTTTCGTCGTCCAGTCCGTTGCGCACGATACCCTCGAAGGTAAGCCCGGCACCGTATTCCCGGTTGCAGATGTCGATGACGGCTTGTATTTTCGACAGCTCCTTGATGCCGAGGCAGTCGTTTTTCAATAGACCCACTTCGTCGATGGAGTATCCGTCGAATTCGGAGATGAGCAGGTCGTCCACTCTCTTGATGGGTGTGTAGTCGAAGCATTCCATCGCCTCGCCCTCTTGCTGCTTGGGCGTGATGATGATGGCGGAGGCATGGATAGAACCGCTGCGGGGCTGGCCCAAGAGCGGACGTATGTCTTCGATGACCCTCGGATAACGCCGGATGAAGTCCCGGACTTTCTTGTTGGTGGCGGCGAGCTTGAACAGGTCGGTCCACGTCATGTTGTCGTCCCCGAAGATAGCGGTGATGTAGTTCACCAGACTGACCGGCACCCGGTGTACCCGGCTGACGTCTTTGAGTACGGCTTTCATTTTAAGGGTCGCCAGCGTACCTGCGGAGAAGACCTGCTGCCGGCCGTCGGTGTTGTAGCGCCGTTCGAGGTATTCCTTGACCTCCTGCCGGCGGTCGGACTGGAAGTCGATGTCCACGTCGGGAAGCTGGCCGCCGGCCCCCTGACGGTAGCCATCACCGGCAAAGGTGTCCGCTACCGCTGTCTTTTCCGGCCGGGTTTCCTGTTCTATGCTTTGTATCTTCATCGCCGCTCGTTTTGCAGGTGGAACAGGATATCCCGGTTGTCGAACAGTACGTCGTCACCGGCACGGAGCCGGTCGGCATAGACCGTAAGGCGGTTCCCGTTGCGCAGGACGACTAATTCGGCGTCCCGGTCGAGACGGAGCGTCGCGCCGTTGTCGAAACAGATGCGGACGACGTGGTCGGACAGCACTTCGTCGGTCAGACGGGTTACCCTGTCGGGATATAAGCCGGCACGCTCCGGCAGCAGAAAGCGTTCGAAGAGCAGGTTGTACTGGATGGGGTCGATTAAGGTAATGCCCAACAGGTAGAGCACAAGCGAACCGCCGGCGGAACCTCGGCCGCACCCCACGAGGATGCCGTTGCGACGGGCCCAGTTCACGGTGTCGTACTGAATGAGCATATAGTCGATGTTGTCGGTGGATTCGAGGATGTAGACCTCTTTTTCCAACCGTTTGCGGTATTCGTCCGCACGGTCTTGGGAAACTAACCGCCGGAAGCCCTCTTCGAGCAGTTGCCGGAACATGGTGTAGCGGTCACCGTAACGCTCCCGTTCCTCCGCCGTCATATCGTAACGGGGCATGTAGTTGCGCTCGGTC